GTGGGTAGTGCTGACAGCATCATAAAAATTGCATCAAACTACACTAAATTTGTTACTGGAGATCTAGTTGCCATCGTCAGTGGCACTAGTGCAATAGAAATAGCACAAATTACCTCTGCTTCAACTTTAACTGGATCAGATCAAATATTGAATTTCGCTACTAACACCACTTATCCTAATGGTGGTCGTGGATCTTCTTCTAATAAAATAGAGGGTACAGTTGCACAGTCATGGAACGTAGGTGCTGAGGTTGTTAAGATTAGAAAGTATGAGTCAACAACTACATTAATGCATGATATTCCTGCGACACGTTCAGCAAGAGCATCTGCAATTCAAGCAAGGACACCTAACACATTTGATCGTAGACTTGAGATTCAATTAACAAATGCAGATCTAATTCAACCAAAATTAGATTACATACAATATGTAAGAATTGGAGAAGAATTCTTCTTACCTGATAGTGTTCATGGTGGAGCAGGTTGGAGTGCTACAGCTGGTCTTGATGCAGAGTTTGCAGTTAAGTTACCTAAACAATATAGAAATCCAAATACTGTTGGCACAGCATTAATTGATTTATTTGGTGGTGGAGCTATCAGAAGTAATGGTGACTTTGAATTGACGAGTGGTAATCTCAGGATGTATGGTTCTGATGGTATTACACCAGTGCTCTTCATTGCTAATGATGATGGTCACCTAGGTGACGGATCCACAAAAGATCCAGTTACAAATACCAGTGGTTTACAACTTTATGGTCCTGGTACAATTCATGGTAACCTTCAGGTTAAATCTAAAGATTGTCAGGCATATGGTGATTGTGGTGCTACAACAACCTTCAGTGTTGTATCACTAACTGGTGATACCAGTATCGGTGAGAAATTCTATCAAAAAGGAAAAATTTCTGCCACAGAAATTTCTTCTGAAAGCGTTTTCCATATTGATAATCTTGGTGCTTCTGGAGCAACAAATCCAAAAGATTTCAGAATCTATCAAAATAATGCTATTGATTCATTTGGTATTGAGAAATACTGGACAGGAAATGGTGGTAGAAGACATACATATGTTGCATATGATCCTACTACAGGTATTGGACAACAGGTTGCTAACCCACTACAGGTTAACAATAACTATCTAATCAATTCATCCTCTGGAGCTAACATGGTTATATACTTACCAGATAATGCACAAACAGGTGACATGATTAGATTTGTTGAGTTAAGTGGTAACTTAACATACAATACAAGTTTGATTATTAGAGCACTCAAAATTGCTAATGTTCCAACTGCAATTCAAGGTGATACATCTGGAACTAAAATTGGTGCAGGATCAAATGTCACAACCACAACTGCATGGGATTCTGGTGAATTGGTTATTCAAACACGCAATGCGTCATTTGGATTGGTATTTGCTGGTAGTGTTGATATTGAAGGTTCTGCAAACGCACAAACAATTCCACCTTCACTTAGAGGTTGGTGGTTAATGGAGTTATAAATGGCATCATATTACGATTCTCTCAAATGTATGAAGACCGCTAAGATAGGTACGATCCTACCTTGGGCGGGAGATGGAGGAAGTGGATTTCTCGCATCTAACTTACCAAAAGGTTATTTGGTTTGTGATGGTAGTACAAAAGATGCTAATGAATATCCTTTGTTAGCATCTGTTTTGGGTGATACTTATGGTGGTGATATGACTCAACCAAATGGTGATCATTATACATTTCCATATGTGGATCCTAATAATGGATCAGATACAGCGACATTTAGATTACCTAACCTATCAAATAGAGTGCCACTTGATTTAGAACCAAACAATTTAGATCAGGCAAAATATTTGATGGGTCAAAATGATCCTAAAAATCAAATTATTGATAGTAATGGAACTAAATTAGGATCTCTAATTTCCGAATATGGTGAAACATATGACATAAAAACGTCATGGTCTGCTAATGCTGATATTGATTTTACATTAAATCTTAGTGGTAATTTATATTTTAAATTTACTGGTTTTGTTCTTACTAATCCTGATTTTTTAGAATCAGTATATACATTGAATCGTAAGTTGGGAGTTAATCATACACCATCGCATAGTCATGGTGAAAGTATACCTTCAGTTCAAGCAAACCAGAGAGGACCTATGGTATTCCAGACTGATCAGGGAGTTGAGATGACAGGATCAATTTCATTTACCAATACGTGTACTGGATCTTACGGACCTTTTAACTGTTCATTTAAAGAAGCTGAACCACATAGTTGGCAAAATGGTTCAATTCCACTGTCTTATTATGGAGATGCTACTTATGAATATACCTTACCAAGAACCTCATCACATTTTGAATTTGTGACTGATACTGTAAATGCAGGTGCAAATTACTGGAGTCAAGTACCAGCTGGTACAAGTAATTGGAGAGGTACAGACAGAGGTGCGGGTCCTAAAACACAATCGTATAAACAAACCATACCACCATCAGGAAAAACTGCTCAAATAGTAGATACAGATCCTGTATCTACTCACTCTCAACCTGCACAAACAGGTATGTTTCCTAGACCACTAGAATATTTAAATAGAGCAAACTTTTATGGTTACACTCCTGATGGTGGAACTCCTCCTATTAGATCTGATGGATTAAGAGACTCTCCAGAGCAAAGAGCATCTTTTATAGTTACTAATGTCACAATAACAGAAGGATCACTTAAAATAACTTTACCAGACGGTATTGATATAAGTCAACAATATGGCACTGGTGCTGATTCATGGAAGCAATGGGATTTAATTCGTCCATTAATGTATGTTACGATGGCAGATAATAATAATAAGTATAGATGGATGTCTGAGGGAACATACATTCAGACAATGGAATGGGTTCCAGATGGAGGTAACACAGCTGCTGGTGGTAACTATGAGATAACATTAAATCAACAGGTTGGTACAGGTGATGTTGAGGAAGCACCTGGTTGGGGTACAGCAGTAACTGATCTTAAATTTAGAGATGGAACTTATCCTACTACATTGAATACACAATCAACCTCTAAAGATCCTTTACAACAAGCTTTTGCATCCCATAATCATAGTAGTTTTGAAATAGGACAGACTATAGGAACTATGGTAGGACCTCCATCCCACACAGCAGTTAATGCTGATGGATCATCCCTAGCAGCACAGAGTATTGAAAATGCATTAAATATAGCAGTAGATACTACTCAACCTTCGTTAACAATGACATTTATTATCAAGGCATACTAATGGCAGTATTCTATAACAAAGAAAAAGCAAAATATGGTCATATAACTGGTCAAATTATTGCTTGGCCAGTCCCATATGAGGGGACACCAGATACAGCAAATAATGAGGCATCTTTACCTGCTGGATATTTAAAATGTGACGGATCAAAATATTTTGCATCAGATTATCCAAGACTTGCTCAAATTTTGGGAACTGGCACCAATACCGTATTCATGAAGAAAAATCTGGATGGTACTGATTTTGAAACTATTAATGATAATCAATTTATGGTTCCTGATTTAGGTTCTAAGTATCCAGAACCTACAACAGGTGCAAACGCAGGTGTTTATAATAATGTAAGGAAAGTTGATACTACTACTGACACAGAAAAAAGTAGATCTGGTATTGGAATAGATGCAGAAGCAGCTATTGGAACTAATAATGTTGCTATTTCTTATAGTGGAAGTATTAATGTTCCATCACAAGAAGTTGAAATTAAGGGTAAACCAGGTTGGACATATGCAGGTGCTGCTCATTATACAGAAGTTGAATCTGTAGAGGAAAATCAAATACATCCACATATGCATTTTAGTACAACATCTAGATCAAGATTAAGAGCTCAACCAACCATATTAGAAATAGATAATGATCATCCAAAAGCAGCTGGACAAACTGGATTAAAAAATGGATCCACTATTGCAATTCAACCGTGGTTAAATGCAACAAGAGCACAAAATAATAATGCGAACCCACCTGGCAGTGGACAAGAACCATGTAAATTATTACAAGCATGGAACCCAAACTCAGGTACTAGTGATTCTGGTAGTCCACTTAGAGGTAGTGGGTTAGGTAACCAAACAATTTATTGGGGTGGATGTATTGCAGACGAAGCAACAGGACCTTATCGTATTGGGTCTGGATCTGGATTTGAATATGGTTGTTTAAATAATCTACAGTTTCAAGTAGATAGAGGAACCATCGCAGGTTCACCTGATGAGAGTAATACCACTCAGTTTATTAGTAAACAAAAAATAGTTTTACTTCCTTGTATTACAACTGGTTCAGGTGGTATTTCTTCTACTATGACAGTGCCACCAACATATATTACTGGTGCATCTGGAATGCCATTAGATTACAACGGAAACTCATTAGCAGATGTTGTTCCTCTTCAATCAAATGAGAGTTCAATTAGTGCAACAACTACTCCTGATATTGAAAATGTCGCAACAGATACTGCTGATATTTCAATAGCACCAGGAACTTTACCAACTGCTCATGATCATAAAGTTGGACTAGAACGAGGTGATCATACATATAAGGTGAAGACTGATGCTATTGTTGTTGATCCTGAAAATTTATCAACAACATTTGATATTGGAGTAGATTCCTCTATATCAATTGATTCAGCTGTTCAACCATTCATCGTGATGGAATATTTAATTAAGATATAATCATGGTACAAAGTTATAGAAATACTAGAAGAGGTTTTTATACCGATTGTTATCAGGACACCACGCCCGTAGGTTCTATAGTATCAAATTTTAAGTCTGGTGCTAATACATATGATCACTCATTTGTTAATAAAGCAACTAATTTACATAAATTAGAAGATTTCTCAGGAAATGCATATTCTGGTGGGGATGATCCTGCATATACTCACGATGGATATTTGTATTGTGATGGTTCTGAGTATAATATTAAAGATTTTCCTCAATTATATGAAATACTTGGTGTTCATTATGGGGGAAGAGCAAGCAGTGGCATTGATATAATCAATGGTGGATCTGGATATACAACGAGTTCTAGTGTATCAATATCAGCACCACCAGCAGGTGGTACACAAGCAACTGCCATTGTTAAAGAAGTTGATGGTAGTGGTTCTATCATAAGCGTAGATATCTTAAATCCAGGTTCAGGATATGTAACAACACCAACTGTTACAGTTTCTGGTGGAAGTAGTGCGACATTCTCTGTCAGATTGGGATCAGGTGGTGTTATCCAAAATATTACAACTGGCAATGTAATGGAGTTTTGGGGTGAGCAGTATCTAGGAACATTTAGAGTTCCTGATACTGTTACTAAAAAAATTGTAGGTAATGGTCCTGTATTTGGTCAAAACTCACCCACCATTGGTAATATATCAATGGCGGTTGGTGCAACTGGTGGAGCGTGGTATTTAGATAAAAATCAACAGGATCCACTCTTTTCATTAGGTAGGATAACGACTACAGGATATGATAATGTTGTTGAGACAGTTGGTTGCACTATCATAGGTAGTCAGAAAGTTACAGTAACAATGCAAAAGAAGAAGTTACCTTCTATCTTTCAACATAGTCACACAGTATTGCATAGTATTCCTGGCGTTCAAACTTGGTCAGGTAAGAGTCATGGTGATAGGTATCTTCAAGGATATCAATCTTCTAATGGTAGAGTTTCTAGATGGTATCCTTCAACAGGTACAGTTTTAGAACATTCTCATGCCTTATTAAGACAACCAATTACTAACAACACTATCGCTACCTATGATTTTATGGATTATAAGGGTGGTGACTCAAATGTTGGTGCTGTAAAAAATGTACCTGATATATCAGGTGCTACTGGTGCATCATATAAACCACAACCAGGTTATACTAGCGAAATACAATATGATGATCAATACTATCTCGCATCTGGTGCTTCAAACTCAGGATCATTTGAATTTCAAACAGCAATACAAAATCCTACCTTACTATCATTTATTAGTTCTTCTGAAATTGGTGGAAGAAACATAACAACAGGTGGTGTACCCATATATGATTTTACTCAGGAGTTTGAATACACAACGCCAGGTAATTATAGTATACCAATCTCTAGTATTACTGGATCTCCTGATAAACTGATATACACTCTCGTTGGTGGTGGAGGATCAGGTGCAGCAGGTAATATAGCAGGTAATGATGGTCAAGATTCTACCATAACAGTAGGAAGTGAACTAGTTCTCATTGCTGGTGGTGGAAATAAAGGAGAAGCAGCTTCAGGAACAACAGGTGGAATTGGTGGTTTAGGTGGACAGGCAACTGAGACAGGTACATTAACTAATCTCACAATAGCGTCAAGTGGAATTGGTGGACAACAGGGAGCTAATGATGAATATTCTGAAGTTGATTATCCATCAAATCCTGGCGGAGGTGGTGCTGCTGGACCTGGCGTTGGTAATACTGGTACTGGTGGAGGATCAGATGGTGATAGAATATTATTAGGTGGGTTAAGTGGTACATATAATACAACTTTAACTAATGATGGTACGTTCACTGGATTACCCACTGGTGGACTTACTACCGTTACCTTTGAACTTAGAGGTGGTAAAGGTGGTGATGGAGTAAGTAAAAACACAGGCACTGGAGTTGAAAATAATAAAGGTGGTTATGGTGGACTAGTAACTCTTGAACTTGCTCAAAGTCAACTTTCTAGTTTTCTTAGTGCTCCTAGTCCTGGTTGGAATGCTGTAATAGGAAGTGGTGCTAGTGGAAGAAATGGTGGTACTAATTCTCTCAATTCTAATGGAGGATATGGTGGAGAGGGACACTCAGGAAAACATGGTGGCGGTGGCGGTGCTGTTACATGTTTAAGAAGAGGAACACAAGTCGTTGCTGGTGCTGGCGGTGGCGGTGGCGGTGGTGCTGACGGTGGAGAGGGAGGAATAGATGATGCACAAGGTCAAGCAGGTGGTGCATATCCTGGCGGTGCAGGTTTATATACTGGTCTTCAATCATCTTCTAGCACGATAAGTTCTGGATCTGGCGGTACAGGTGGTCAGTACGGATGTATTGGAGGTGGTGGTGGAGCTGGTGGAGGAGGTGTCTCTTCTGGTGGTACCATTGGTGGTGGTTCTGGTTATGGTGGTGGCGGTGCACCTGGCGGACCTGGCGGTACTCCTGGTGGTTGGGGTGGTCACCAAGGTGGTGTTGGAGGACAACAAGGTATTTCTGAATATAGCACGACTTATTTTTCATCAGGTAATCTTTCTACTCACACAGATACAAATGGATCTCTTAATTTAACCGTACAATATAATAATAACAAATGGACTGCTGCTGGAGGTGGAGGTGGTTCTGGAGCACAATGGGATGGAGATGTTGACTGGTCTAACATAGGGTCACCAGCAACAATTAATATTACTGTAGGTAGTGGTGGAAATGGTGTAAGTGCTACTGGAAACAATGCAGGATCAACAAGTAATGGTGATAATGGATACGCAAAGGTTGGAGTTGGAACAATAATTGGATATACTGGAGGTACAACGGGAACAACTACGGGTGATGTAGTTGAATCTGGATCTCAAAGTGCAACAATTTTTGATATTAGTATAAAATCTAGTGGTTCAGGTACAGGTAATGGTGGTAATTTCAAACTACCTACTACACAAGTGCCAACAGTGCTATTTCGTGGTGGTGGTAAATCTAATGATGGTACAACCTCACCTACTGGATACAATCAAACAAACACTGGTCACGCAACAGCAACAGCAACAGTTACATCTGGTGTAGTTACAGGTGTTACTCTTGGTACTGCTACTGGTACAAACACAGGATATACAGAGCAACCATACGTTTACCTATTACATGGTGCTGGTGCAGGATCATACATCACATCTACATTCTCCAATGTTTCAGTAACTGGATTAACACTAGCAGGTGCAGGCACAGCATATACAAACTTCTTGTTGTTTGGTGGTGCAGGTGTCTCTACAAATAGAGATAGATTTGCAGTTATAAAAGCACAAGATACTACTGCTGTAAATTATGTTGGAATTAAAGCATGCAGAGGTAATGGTCTTAATGGTGGTGATGTTCCAGAAGAGGGATTGAAAGTAGAATATCAATTGGCAGGTTCTGCTAATTGGGTTTACATTGATACTATTATTAGTCCATCAGCAAGTAGAACTGATCCTCTCACTGGTATGGTGGTTCCTGCATGTGGTGTAGGAGAGTCACATGATGGTACATCTGGTAATACTTTGTGGTATACCTATGCTGTATCAATGCCAAACGCAGCAAGAGCACCTGGCACAAAAATAAGATTATATCAAGAGAGATCTGAACAAGGTGGTCAAGATCACTCTGGTGGTGGTGAATATGATCATTATGGCATATGTGAAATAATATATTATAGGGAAAAAACAACAACATTGGTGTTCGTTCCCTCATCTGGTTCTATTAAAAGAAACACTGTTGATTTCTTAGATTATACTGTACAGGGAGAACAAGGACCTGGCATTACATATAGTTCTGGTATGGGTTGTAGTGATGCTACTATGACATTAAAATCAACAACTAAAATAGAACCACAGGCAACAATTGAACCTGATTATGCAGTTCCTTTGATTACACCTTATGTTACATGCAAGTACTTGATTAAAGCATTCTAAATACTAATGGAGATACACTAGCAACATGGCAAGCGAACCAGTATTACAAGTTGAATTAAATGTTATTGGACAGGAATTATCATATAATGGTATACCTAAAACAATTCCAGAATCTTATTGGAAAGACACATTAGTTCCTTTATTATATCCTACATGGGATACTGATAAGGATAAATTAATTGCATTCTATTATTATAGTAATGGTACATATACTGCTAAACGCAGAAAATATGTCATGAATTTCAAAACCAATACTAATGAATGGAAAGACTATGAAATGGAACAGGTTGCTAGTTCTGTTGCTGACACATTCAAAGGTAAATTAGTTGAAGGATGGTATGCTATTGATGCCATTGAGAACACAGAGTTCCAGAATGAACTAGGTGCCATGTATACTAAAGCAAATGCTGTTTCTCCATTATCAGTAAGACTTGCAAGAGATTTCCTATTGACTGAAACTGACTGGGTAATGGTTAGTGACTCTCCACTTGATGCTGATACAAAAGCACAATATACATTATACAGACAAAAATTAAGAGATATAACTACAACGACAGAATTTTCTACTAATGTAGAGGGCACAAAATTTCCTATCTCACCTGATTTTTATAATAAAATATACAAAACTGAGAATGCAGGTAAAGATTACTTAGCAACTGATGATCAATTCTTACCATTGGCATCACATTATCTTAAAAGATATAGAGATAGAATGGCACATTATTTACTTACTAAATCTTGGACTGAGAGAGCATACTTTGATACTTTCATTACAGAGTATAATAATATTAAGGTATCAGCTGAAGAAGCAGAGGCACTCAAGAAATTTACTTATACTTTAGATGAGAAAAAAGCATTCTTGGATAAATTACTCACAGAGTGTCAAAATGAAATTGACAACATGGGGTCATCATGATTATAGAAGGTAACGAGTTATCAGTGTTTGATCTTGTTGCATGTTATGCACAAAGATATCAAAAAACATTATTACATTTCAATCTAGACAAATATAATAGTTTAGATACAACTAAGAAAGCAACAGTCACCACATATTATCAGTCTATTGTTGATGATTATGTATTGGATATCCTCAAACAAGGTGGAATATTTAATACTATTTCATTTGATGACGAATCAGCAGCAGGTACTTTCGCTGCTTCATGGTTTCCGTTAGAATCACAGTGTCCTGATGCTGATCATTACATCCATGCATATATTGTGGACGCATTTGGTGACATCACATGGCAAAATAAACCAACTGGCAAACAATAGTGAAATTATTTCCAACTCTCGTAGTTGATGATTTTCTTGATAATCCTGATTATGTTTTAAATTTAGCAAAGAATGCTGAGTATAACGAACCAGATCGCACAAATCATCCTGGCGTAGCATCTAAACTAAAAATACATGAGATAGATGAAAAACTATTTCAAACTATACTTAATAAAATTCTGGGATACTACTGGGATTTAAACTATCCTGTCAATTATTGTGTTGACATGGAATTTCAAAGAATTAAATCTAATGATGAGGGTATACTTAATAAAGGTATAATTCACGTTGATTCTGAATTGGCAATATCTGCTGGTGTAGTATATCTAAATCATGATGCACCAAAAGACACAGGCACATCATTTTATAGATTGAAAGATGATGATTACGAAATAAAACAAAAAGAATTGTTAGATCCAATAGCAAAATATCATGCTGGTGAGTGTGTTGATGATATTGAGAAGATATGTCAAGAACATTTTGATAAATTTGAAGAGACTATGAGGGTACAAAATCAATTCAATCGTTTGGTCTTTTATTCTGGTGATGAATGGCATACTGCTACGTCATATGATAATCAGACAAGATATACTCTACGATTCTTTATAAGTGAACTTATATCAAATCAACAAAATTATCCATTGTTACGGTAACACATTACAAACTGTCACACACCCCCTTCACAGGGGGTATTTTTGTGCTATCATAATAATGTTAATATTTTTATACCATGATTTCCCAACTAAACAAAGACATCAACTATTGCACACGTGTGTTAGGTTGCAATGCAGAACAGACTAATGAACTTATTTCTGCTGCTGAGACTTTACATTTAAATGTAGAGTATTTTTGTGAGGAATTTATATTTGGTGGTAGAAACTTAAATAAGTATCATGATGATGATGTGTTGGACATCAATTCATTTAATGCCTATCATGGTATATATTTTGAGGATGTATAATGTTTTCAACTAAACTACTCAAACTTGCAGTAGATCGTGCGTTAGGTAAACCAACTAAGAATCAAGGTGAATTGTTTGAAGAACTATACAAAGAGTATATGTCTGATCCAAATAGTTCTACCTTACGTGAACAAATCACTGCTGCTGTTGCAGGTTGCAAAACTATACCAGGCAAACTAGGTAGAGATGCCATTGATATCAATGGTGTTGAGAAAGAAATTAAACCTAAAAACTACACTGGCAAGAGAACAAACGGTGGTGGATGCTTCAATGATTACACTAGAAGCAGATATGAGAGAGACTTAAATGTTAATCTTCCTATCATTTCTTCTCTTTTTGCCGATGGCATGCTAATATATGTTGTAGAGTTTAAGTTTGACTCAATTGCTGAGAGGTTAAATGATCAGATTATACGTATATGCGAGGAACAAGGGAACAGATATGTCCGTTCTTGCTCTTGGACTTATAGTAATTGGATTAATAATCCAAATCTTACAGTCCACTACATAAACAAGGATTTGTTAAAGGAACATGCTCACTATAGTGAGGGTGTTGTAGTAGGTCCTTTCTATAAAAAATTAATGTCCTTATAACCATGACAACAGAATCATCTTACGATAAATGGGATCGTGCAAAGACACTGATGTTAGAGTCATTGCATAAACCTGATTCAAAATTGAGAGGTTGTGCTCACAATCAAGATTGTTATAATGAACTCATGGCAATACGTGAGGAAGTTATTACAATGGTGGAGAGAATGGTCAATCCTCGTCCATATGTTGAGACAGGTCTGCCAGGCAAACTACCTGAGACACCAAAAAAACTTGAAGAATACGTTAAATCTAAATCATATGAATATGCTGCTGACATAACAATGTCAGACATAAGAAGATTTCAACGTGGCACCTCACTATGACCAGTTTAAATCAACTTCCATTTAATATAGGAGATCGTGTAGAAGTCAGTAGAGAATTACTACATGAAGTGGGATTTGTTACATTCATAGATACTCACTACTTTACACTTTGTGTGAGAGAGTGGAAGGATAAATCATGTATTAATGGAGTTGGTCAATGTAATATATTAATATACCGTCCAGATTGGCAGTATGCGAAAAGAATTTAAATGAAAGACACTATTTTATTTGGCGATTGCCGTGAGTCACTTAAGACATTCGCAACCTATGATCAGAAGGCACGAATGTGTGTCACTTCTCCACCTTACTATGGTTTACGTAACTATGGTGATGAGGATAAACAAATAGGTATGGAGCAGTCTCCAGAGGAATTTGTACAAAATCTAGTAGAAGTATTCTCATTAGTGCGTGATGCACTCACTGATGACGGAACACTATGGTTAAACTTAGGAGACTCTTACTATAACTATAGATCTGATGGTAATTACCCTAAACAGACAGTGAGTAAAACTAGACAAGATTTACCTACTAAAACACCTGTCAGAGGAAATAAATTAAAAGGATTAAAGAGTAAAGACCTAATTGGTATACCTTGGATGGTAGCATTCGCATTACGTGCGGATGGATGGTATCTACGACAAGATATAATATGGCATAAACCTAATCCTATGCCAGAGTCAGTGCGAGACAGATGCACTAAGGCACATGAGTATATCTTTTTACTCAGCAAGAGTAAGAACTATTATTATAACAATGAAGCAATTAAAGAACCCGCAAAAGACTGGGGGACAAGAGACCGCACTAAAGGTAAGTACCATAATCCTGGTACTGGCTTACAGCCTCATAGTGGTCTTACCAAGTCTTATGAACGGAAAAATAAACGGTCTGTTTGGTCTGTAAACAAAAAACCATACAAAGGAGCACACTTTGCAACATATCCAGAGGAACTTATTGAACCATGTATATTAGCAGGTAGTGAGAAGGGAGATATAATATTAGATCCTTTTATGGGATCAGGAACAACTGCTGCGGTTGCCAAGAAGAATAGTAGAGCATATCTTGGGTGTGAATTGCATGAGGAGTATGCCAGTTTACAAACTGCACGTATTTCTAGCATTCCTAACAAATTACCGTTATACTAAGTACATACACAAAAGAACACTACTCATGAACCAAGCACTACTCACTCAGGCAAAAACAGAAGTAGAAGCATATGCACAGACACTATGTGAGACACTAGAAGAGAACTATAAGCAAGATTCTATTGACTCATATAAGAGAATGGAACTCTCAGAAGGTAGAAGTAACTATGCAACTGAGAGACTACAAGAAATTGAGAACGGTACTGCTAACCTATACAAGTTCGTGATCAAGAAGGGACGTAAGTATCTTAAGATTATTAACCAACAGTTTGATGATATGGGTTATGACGCTACATATCAATACAGAGATGGTTCAGTACATGCATTCATTGACAGAGAAACAGGTGATGTATACAAACCAGCAGGTTACAACAAACCTGCGAAGCATGTACGTTACAATCTATTAGAGAGAAAAGATAGAGAATTTTTATTTAATTGGAGAAATACAGGATGGGCAGGTGGTTATCTCTACATGAGATAACTCCCCATCATCATTACACATCTAATCATCTTATTACAATGAGAAATCTTCCCTCACGTACAAAATTAAAAAAGCAAGTTGCTGCTCCTATGATAGTAGATCATGTAAAAAGTTTACTAGCACCACTTGACTTACAAGATACTAAGCAGTATACTATAAAAGTGAAGACAAACGCAGAACCATTCTCTAATGATGAGAAGAAGTTTTGGCGATATCAATCTTTCTTCACTCTAGAGTTCTGTAAGGCAATACAGGATGTTCTACCATCAGATCTATCCTTTTTGTCTTACAATCATCTTACAAACGATTTAACGGTGGTTAAACGATGAATGACGACAAGATCAGCAAGCAACGTCAGCAACAACTCATGGAAATGATGGAGGTCATGGAAGATACTGTTGAGTATTTTTGTGATCAACATATGGTCTCAGGTGAGGTTGCATGGGCAATGGTTGCTTCCCTTGCAGACGCTAAATTAGGACAATTCAAATGAAACTAGATGTTATCTTAGATCGCTATCCGTACAGATTTGTACAGTTTGGCAAACTAGAGTCTGGTTATCCAGATTTTAGAATACAAAAGATGAACTTCAATACATGGAGATGGAATGACATGTATTTGTTAGACTCTCAAGCACAACTTGATTATTGTATTGAAGATCGTGAATATGTCAAGTGGTTAGATCCAGACCCAGAGGTTGCAGCATATCCACGTAAATCTGATGTTTGTAGGAGTCCATATGCCAACTGAATCATTTGGACAACCAGCACGTGATGGTGATACATCACGTTTAAACAGACAACGATCTGATCTGATATATTGGATCATAGGTCAATTTCATGTTCTCCTTGCTGAGGGTAAAGACGAGGATGGTCACGCATTCATGGATGAGTGGTTTGAATGGATTGATAAAAAGTCCTACATAAACGAGTCCACTCTATTCTTTGATGGAGACGAATTAAATGAACTCTATGAACAAAGCAAAAGTTGAGGATGAGTTGAAAAAAATGGCATTGGACTATATTAAAGCAACCAATGCCAATAATATCACACTCGCAGAATCTATTCTAAACAACATGGAGGAATTGAAGAGGATTACTAATGCCTAGAACACAGAGGAGTTTAGAGAAGAATATATCTAAACTCACAACTAAACAATCAAAACGAGCACCTAGAAGAACTCGTATTGATAAGAAACCTGTCATCAATAAGACAAAGAACGATGAACTATGGGAACTATGTAATGGCAATGGTAATTGTGCTCGCACATTCCCTTGGTATCTTGAACCAACAAAGAAAGATACTTTCAATAGATCATGGTACGGACACTATGATGACGTTTATAAACACATTAAGACAGCACAGTTAAGAGCAGAAGACTACACACTATGGCACTATCAAAGAAAGTAGAAGAGTATCTACTAGAAGCACAAGGTAACATTCGTAATGCCTTAGCAAATGCAGCACGTAGCGAACGACCAGTTACTATCAATGCCCTCGGTAAATTGTTAAATGATGTTGAGGCTTTGATTAAATTTGATGATCTATTAGATAAATTAGATCAGGAAATGGAAACTAAATTTAAAAAAGAATGATAACACTCTCATTACTCGGAGCTTCCTCGCTCATATTATACATAGCGTACGTACTACGTTACTATGACCCTCATATTTGACTATGAAACATAAATTTGATGATACTGACCATAAACATCTGAACACACTCAGAGAACTATTAAAAGAGAAAGCGTACAGATACGGAGATTATACCCTATCATCTGGAAAACCCTCAAAGCACTACGTAAACTGCAAACCAGTCACATTATCATGTGAGGGAAATGCACTACTATCACACCTGATGTTGAAATGCATAGATGATGATGCAGTCGCAGTAGGTGGGTTAACACTCGGTGCAGATCCACTCGTGTGTGGTGTCGCACAGAGAGCATACAATCGCTTGGAGCACTGGCGAAGTGTGGACGCACTCATCATCCGTAAGTATACCAAGGGATATGGTACAAAGGAATGCATAGAAGGTCCTAAACCAAAGAAAGGCAGTGTAGTCACAGTACTAGAGGACGTAACCACAACAGGTTCATCCGCTATGTGTGCAGTGAACAGACTACGTGATGAGGGATATATTGTCAAGAGAGTCGTGGCAATCGTTGATCGCACGGAAGACAAGAGAGTATGGTCTGATAATAATATAGAATTCCTCTCATTATTCACATTGGATGACATATGCGAATGAATAGACAAACCAAGTTGATGTATGCATTAGAGCATATTGATCACTTATATGAT